TTGACATAGCTTACGTATGTGGTGAACAAAATGCTCTCACAGATTTAAGAGATCACTTGCAAGGGTATATTGAGCTACAAGTAGCACAAGTAGAAGGGACCTAGTCCCTTTTACTTATAACATCTTTTTACTTAAACTAAACTAAACTATGGAAGAGGTACAAATACAGCTCACATGGGATGAGCTACAAGTGGTGTTAGCTGCAGTTAGGCATGTCAAGAACCAAGTGGACAGTGACAAGCTTGACACAGCATATGTGAAATTAAGCACAAAGTATAAGGGGGTATAATGCCCTCTTATTCTTCTGCCTGCGGCACCTTTTAATAACATCTTATTACATAGATAGTATATTGTTTAACCCTTTAATTCTTTTTATTATGTCAGATTTCTCTGAAACTCGTTCTTTAGTTGCTTATATGCAAGCAGTACAGTCTCCTAACCTTAACATTGTCAAGGGCAAGGAAAAGACAAACCCTAAAACTGGGGAGCTCTACACACCACGTTATGTGCAGTTCCTCAAGCCTGATGGTGGTGTTCTTGGTACTGCTATGCTTGCAAGCAAGATTGAAAACATTACTGCGGCAAATGCACGTGACTTGGACGTGTCGTGGGTAGAGGGTGTAACCGAGGGAGGTTCACCTGTAAAAGGCTATATGGTACACGGACGTAGCACTGCTGAGGTTATCAGCACGTTCAGTGTTGCAGACTTGGCTACTATTGGTGCCTAGTGAAACAGAGTGCGGAGAAATCCGTACTCTTTTTTTTCTGGCTGCGCCACCTTAGTTAACATCTTTTTACCTACTATGTATTATTGTTTAACCTTTAAAAAACACAAAACATGAACAACAATTCTGTAGAGTTTATTGAAACTAAGTCTGCTCTTGACTTTATGAAGAGCATTGGGGCCACTAATCTTAACATCCAGCAGGGTGATAAGAAAGTCCCATATATAGGCTTCAATAACAGTAGCAAGACAACTGCTATGTTGTCAAGTAAAGTAACTGCGGTAACTGCCCATAACATTCACGAATTACAGGTGAGTTGGGTAGAAGGTACCAATGAAAACGGTAAAGCTGTGAAAGGCTATTTACTACACCGTGTTGGTAAGCCTGCTGAGATCCTATCCACGTTCAGTGTGGCGGATATGGCTACCATTTAAGGTACATAAGGGAGTGTTCTTAGGAGCATTCCCTTTATCTTTCTCTATATATAGGGAGATGAGACTTAACGGTCTGTTATCTCTCTATATATATAGAGAAGAGAGACTCTTGTGTGTGGGAGAACCACACTTCATGATAATACAGCTCTTGAAACATGAGTAAATTCAGTAGTTTCTACTACAGATATAGTAATATATAGCTAAACATAAGCACATACATGAGTAACATACTACATGTATTACTATTAGCTCTATATATATTAGTCTTATTACTATATATACTATTCCTATATAAAGGAACAGAGTATAAGACTCCGGAATTGTATTTATTCACCCCTAATTATATTTACTATGCATTTAGTTATTGCAAACATTATGTTTGTTCTACAACTACATTCAGGTGTTATTATACCTACTGATGATGTTGATGGTAGAACTATATATTCTATTCCTTCTGCAGGAATAGAGTATGCTTACAAAGCAGAGATTGTCCAGTATCTTGAAACTGGAGTATTTATGTATGATGAAACTATAGATGATCCGGTTGATCCATCTATGTTTAAAAACAAATAGGCTATGATGTTTGAAGATGCAAGAGATATGTTTATGTTATACAGCATATCTCCGGAATTAACCTGCACTTGTGATGAGTTTCATGAGTGCCAACAGTGCTATGAAGAAAGGCAATCAGCCAGCCGTAATAGCAAGAAGATGACCTATGGTACTTCTTATGACATGAGTACTGATAGTTTTACTGATTAAAACATGTATATGAAAAAGTCAAGGAAAGCAGAGATTCAGAAATTAGAGAGAGAATTGTATTCATTACAATGGGAGAAAGCAGATGTATATGCATCTAAAATAGACCCAGATATGAAGGCAATCTATCTTAATGACATTGACTACAAGGCATATTGTATTCAACAAAAGATTGAAGATATAGAACATGAGGAGGGTATGTTCCCGCTTAAGCTTATGCTGGCATGTTTTGTTATCTTTGCACTTGTATTGGTTATTTATAGAATAAGCCATTAACAAGAATGGTTTCATAGCTCAATTGGATAGAGCAACACACTTCTAATGTGTAGGTTTCTGGTTCGAGTCCAGATGGAATCACTAAGCCTCTGATTACTCAGGGGCTTTTTTGTTACACTTAAAATTTTACTTATGAAAAAACTTATTTTATTGATTACAGTATTTACTGTATTAGTGTCTTGTAAGAGTACAAAGTATTCTTCAGCTGATTGTTATAAAACACAATACAAGCCACTTAAAGCTGAAAAGCATAAGCACGTACAATGTGATGCATATAATTAATTACTTAAAATTCTGATTATGAAAGTGTTAGGAAAACTATTTAACAGAGGGAAGAGTTACAAAGCAGACCAAAAGTTTGAGGTACTGCTTATTGAAGAAGATTCGTGCTTATTGAATGAAGCACTGGGAATCTCTGAAGAAAGGCACAAAGAGATTATTACATTCTCTGTAGATGCATTTAAAGAAGGTGAGAGATATACTGACTCCTGCAAGATTGCAATAGAAAAGTGTAACCACATTAATGAGGTTATTCTTGCTATGACTACGTTGGCTAAAGTGAAGACAATGGCTGATGATCCACTTGCTTATTTGCTTTCTAAACTTGAGGAAGAATGAAAATCTTTACATCAGTACTAGGGTTTAACTTTAATGTTACCATAGTAGATAATGAGGGCAATCCATTGAGAACAGGCGCAAGAGTTATTGTGCCTGTAAATATGGACCCTCCCAATGTAGGAACAAAGATTGGTGGCCAAAGTTGGTTCACCAATTATGATGAGCAGTTGTTAAACAAAATTAGAGATTATAGGAGGAGAAATGACTAAGATTCACTTACAATTAGATGAAACTGATTTGTATAATGCTCTAAGGGGTATTATCAAACATGCAAATGCAGATGAGATAGCCAGAGTACTAGCCCATTGTATTGGTTACTCTGATAATGCATCAAATATATTCTTCAAGACCTATCTTGGTGATGTTGCACCTAGAGTATTACCGGAGGGTACTATGATCAAGGTATTTGCTTCTGGTATTAGTTACAAGACCAAGGTAGAGCAAATGAAAGAAAAGGGTCTCATTGATGGAGCCGGTAATTGTACTGCATTCATTAAGGAGTTTAGAGGCTTTCACGATAGTACTACATACTATATAACATTTACCAATGTTAATGAAGATGGTAATACATACCAAGACACTGGTTTTATTAGTTATAAGGATGTAATAGAAGTTATTGAAGAGTTTTAAGATAGTATATCTGTTGATATGCTTTTCCTAACCAAAGAATACCAGGGGCTTTCGGGCCCCTTTATTCTTGTTTAGCTATATAGTACAACTTTTCTGCATCTAGTTGATATACAATAGAATATTATTCATGTATATTTACTAAAGATATAGAAGATGTATTACCAGTTATCAAATGGAAAAGTAGTTAAACTGTCTCTAGAGGAGTTTCTAGAGCTAACTGATGCTGATGTACAGTTCTTAATGTCTATTGACTATGGTGACCACATAATTGACCCGTTCCATGGGTCTGCTGTAGAGAAAACCTCACACAAAGAATATGATTTTTCATTCTTATCAAGTGATGATGATATTTCTCTAGACAGCATTGCCTCAGATGATACACCATTTGATGATCTTATAGATCTATCTGAGGACACAGATTTGTAATTTTTTTATTTATTTAATGTTTACTATATGGATTCTAAAGTCTATGTTGTAGGAGATCCTACGACCAAAGCTGTTGTTGAACAGTCTAAAAACAACCCTGATTATGGATATGTAAAAGTTGTCCAATCAAGATCAATGGTAGGTGCAGATGGTTTCTACCGTAAGATGGAAGTGCCTGCACTTATTCATGGTTTTACATCTGATCTAGTGCATGCAGGATACTATGCAGGTCAAGAACTCCCTGGTAGAGTTGTAATTAAAGAGTCATTGACTCCATTTAATGTAGCTGAACCACACAGAGATCTTAAGATTGCTGGTACATCCGGTGTTACATGTACAGTGAATAGTCAGCCTATTTATAGAAAGACTATTTATACTGAGGTAGCTTCAGTAGAAGAGACTCTGATTGCTCATGATAATATTGATGAGATACGTGCTGCAAATCAGAGAGCAAGTAGTAATAAAACATTGAAACCCCAAGAAGATTTTGATCTGAAGTAGTTTCAATTTATTGATTGATAAGATGGGGGGTCAATAGCTCCCCATTTTTTGTATGATTAAACCAATGTATATTATGGAAAAGCTTAAAAAACAGGTGAGAAATTACCAATTGTACGCAGGTAAAACCTATGTACAGTATGAATCTGATGGCTACTCAGCCTATCAGAACTATCTCTATAAGAGAGCACTCTATGGTTTAGATGCTCTTACAGAGAAAGAACTTGCTACTATGTGTAGTAAGAAGAAACAAAGAATAATTAATGTTTACAAGCGTGCACAGGTTACACTTAATAAGTTTAAGCAGCAGCTGACCATTAGATATTCTAACTTAATCTTTGAAACTCTGTTTCCAAACAGTCCAATGACACAGTTCTTATTGGCTGATACTGAGACAGATGAGAAGTTTAAGAACACTTTAACTTTTAAAGATTTAGGTATTGAGAAGCAAGATATTATTGCTATCTTTATTGCTGAAGGTATTCTTCCAAAGAACTTTTTGGACCTAAAAGATGCCCCAGTCACCTTACCTAGATTGAAGAATGAAGTCAAAGCTTAAAGAATGTGATGCCTGTGGTAAACAGAGTGTCATATGGAAGAACCATGAGGGATTTAAGTACTGTAAATATTGTTGGAGTTGCCAAAAAGCCATTAATAGTGACAGTTCACAGAAACCAAATGATTATAAGATCCCTCAGGTCTCTTCTAAAAGGAAAAAGCAAGATGCAGAGTATCTCAAGCTGAGAGAAAGGTTTCTTACTGAGAATCCAATATGTCAAATCTCTGTGGCCGGCTGTGGTAATGGTGCAACTGATGTTCACCACACCTATGCCGGATCCAACAGGGAAGCATTTTATTTAATTCAATCCACTTGGAAAGCAACATGCAGAAATTGCCATGACTGGGTCCACAGCCACCCGTCAGAAGCTAGAATACTAGGCTGGTTAAAATGATTTATTTACTGATTTAAAACTTATGATTATGAATATGATTGGAAAAGAACTTAAAGTTAAGCACACAAACACTTATGCAAAATTCTCTATTCTACCTATGAACAGAGGTATTGACAGTAAGCATGTGCAGAAGATGATTACTAGTATCCGCAAGATGGGTGTTATTAGATGTGTTATTGCATGTACTACAAACATTATTGAGGGAGAAGAGAAAACTTACATTATTGATGGTCAGCATTTAGCTACTGCATTAGAGAGAGAAGGTCAACCAATTCCTTACATTGAGATTACTGTTAACTCTGAAGAAGACTTAATTGAGAAGATGGCATATCTTAATAATTCATCTAAGTCTTGGGACTTGATGAACTATATCAATGCCTGGAAAATGATCCGTCCGGATTATATGAAGTTGTTCAAGTGGAAGAACATGTATGACATTGAGATTTCTATGTTAGCATGTATTGCTACTAACATGCCTTCAATTAGATTTGGTACACAACCTATTAAGAATGGTACATTTCAGATCAGCAATCCAAAAGCAGAAGATATGTGTAAAGCATTCAATGATATCTTCTTAAAAATTGGTATGGCTGATAGAGGTGTTAAGTTTCAGTTCTTGAATGCATTTATGCAGGCTTATAATCCAACTTACAGTCATTCTAAAGTTATGGCTGCTATTGATAAGCACATGAAGACTGTTAAACTCATGTCCAGTGGAGATGAAACTGGTGTATATATTAGAAAACAAATATTTAAACTTCCAAAGTAATGACAAGAGAAGAGATTCAAGAAGAAGCATTAAAAGCAACAGAAGGGAGGCGGAAATGTTCCGTAGTATTAGGCACAGGGGTCGGTAAGACCCTTGTTGGCCTATTACATATTGAGAAGAATACTAGTGAGCTACATAATGTACTAGTAATAGCTCCTAAGAAATCTATCTTTCAGTCTTGGTCTGATGATGCTGTAAAGTTTGGTAAACAAGATTTGTTAAAGAGAATTACTTTCTCTACATACATTGGTCTACCTAAGCGTGATCCAAATGAGTATGACTACATCTATCTTGACGAGTGCCATTCACTTCTTGACTCTCATAGAGTTTTCCTTGATGTGTATAAAGGTGGAATCCTGGGTTTAACTGGGACTCCACCCAAGCACAGGAGTTCTGAGAAGGGTATGATGGTATCACAGTTCTGTCCTGTAGTTTATACTTTTAAAGCTGATGATGCAATTGATAATGGTATTATTAATGATTACCAAATCATTGTACATGAGCTCAAATTAGATGAGTGTAAGAATTATCAGGTACAGATGAAGACTAAGTCTTTTGTTACCTCAGAGAAACAAAACTATCAGTACTGGGGTAATAGAATAGATATTGGAGCTGGGCCTATTCAGATGCTCAGAGTTATGCGGATGAAGGCTATGATGGAGTATCCAAGTAAGGAGAAGTATACTAAGAAGTTAATGGAAAGCATTAACACTAAGTGTATTGTCTTTGCTAATACTCAAGAACAGGCCGACAGACTTTGTAGGTTTAGTTATCACAGTGGTAATCCTAACTCTGAGGAAAATCTAAATGCTTTTAAGGAGGGTAGGATGAATAAACTATCATGTGTACTGCAGTTGAATGAGGGTATTAACATACCAGAACTGAGACAAGGTATTATCATGCATGCTTATGGTAATGAAAGAAAGGCCAGCCAGAGAATTGGTAGGTTACTCCGTTTGAATCCTGATGAGAAGGCTATTGTACATATACTGTGTTACATGAACACAGTAGATGAGAAATGGGTAAAAGATGCATTAGAGTCCTTTGACCAGAGCAAGATAGTGTGGAGAGAATATGATGTAAAATCTTAATTTAGTAGAATGGAACTACCTGATGATCATAAGTTGATATTATTTAATGATGATGAGCATAGCTTTGCATATGTTATGGCTTGTCTCATAAAGTTCTGTGGTCATGAGCCACAACAAGCTGAACAATGTGCTTTAGTAGCTGATCTAGCAGGTCAATGTACCATAAAGCACGGTTGTTGGGCACAGATTTCTACAATGCTAGAGTTTCTACAGGGTGTAGGTCTAAATGTCAAAATGGAATCACATGAAGGTGATATGCATTGATAGCAGTAATAGACCTGCTAAGATTCCAATTGAACAGTGGATCAAACAAGGAGAAACTTATACTATTATCAAAATAGTAAAAATGGGACTACAGGATGGCAGATATGGTGTGCTTCTTAAAGAAGTACAAATGTCTGCTGACTGTTTTCCATATGAGTACTATGATGCTGATAGATTTATTCCTCTAGATACCAGAGTTCTTAATATGGAAGAAGAAACAGTTAAAGAAGCTGACTTAGAATTAATTTAATTATGGAAGATTATACAAAGGAGGAAGTTCTAAAAGAACTTAGTTCTTTAGACCAAAAGACCCGTAAGAGAAATGTTGTTGACCAAAGAAGCTACTTAATTGGTATTCTACACCAAAAATTTGGTCTATCAGAACATGCAATTGCAAAATTAACAGGACTTAAAAGAGAAAAAGTAAACTACAATAGAAGGTTACCGGTTCAATTTAAAGATGATGCTGCATATAAAAAAAATGTATATGTATATGCTCAATTGTTTCCTTTTGACTTTAGTAAAAGTTATGCTATTAAATCACAAAGACAGAAAACAATACAAATAACTGTTGATGATAAACTATTTAAAAAGTTGACTCTAGTTAGAGACTTATTTGGGCACAAAGATGTTAGAACTACAGTTGCACATTTACTTGAAAAATCTATGAAATTATGGGCAGAATGAAAGAAATATACATGCGTGTCATGCATGAAAATAATGGTCAGGTTCCAGAAGAAATGACTATTGCAGATATGGCTCACATGAAAGAATTAGAAATTTATAATTGGGAAGAGTATGAAAGAGAACAAGAGAAAATTAGAGTATTCAGAAGTAAACAAGAGAATTCAAGAGAGATTGTCAAAGTTGCACAAACAAGAGAATACTGGGAAAAAGAACTCTATGCGGGTAAAATTAGGAGACTTAAAAAGGATTAACAATGAAGAAGGTGACTAGTAGAAGTTTGAATAATATGGTTGTGCTCTCCATGGGTATGATTATAGGTATGTTTGTAATAGGTCTTACAAAGCCTAGGTACAACAAAGTTAAGACTGTTTATACTTATGTAAAGGTTCCGGATTGGAGTTCTGAGAAGAATCCTAGAAAGATTGCATACTATGAGCACCTGGCAAGATGAAACACTTTATTAAATATACCTTGGTATGGATAAGCCAAAACTTGTCCATACCTTTTTGGATGGTGGGTCATGTACACTTAAGTGTAAATGTCTATCAAGACATACATGAAATACTTATGTCCTTGGGTATGAATATAATTGTGGCAGTAGGATTTATTATTGATTATAAAGATTCAAAAAATGATAACAATATTTAGAGGAGCATATTTGCTTATGTTAAGTTACAATCCCTGTGATGTATTTACTTACTTTAATGTAGAAGGAACTCATGGTCTTAATATTATAGACTGTGAAGCACACCCAAACACAACAGATAGTGCATACATAGCAGGTTGGAGTAATTTTATACCTAAAGAATCTGGTGAGTATACAGATGATGACCCAAGATTTGTGTTTATTAATCTTTCAAGATGTACAGATTCAGTCAGTACTTTTGGATTGATAATGCATGAGTTAATGCATCAATCATTTGCATTACATAACTTTGATGTAGATAAAGAAGAAGAAATTATTACATGGGCAGAAGAAGAAGCTTATGAAGTATTTAAAATTGTTCAAAATGAAAAATAAAGCAGGAGTAGTTCTAATAACATTACTACCAATTATATTATGGGGATTAGCCCTTTTTGGAGAAATTAGATGCATATACAAAATGTGTACATGCAATTGGGAACCGGTTGGTAAAGCTGAGATAGTTTATACTGTAGGTACATTTACAGGTGCAGGCGTTGTAATTGGATATCTTAATATTGAAGATAAGTGAAAACCTTTAAACAACAAGAACAATGAAACTAAACAAAGACGACCGTAGAGAGGAGATGAATGGTTATGGAACTATAATCCTAGCAGGAGTATTATCATTAGTATTTATTGGTGTGCTACTATGTGCACTTTTTAATTTATTTTAACATGGAAAACTATCCAAAATGGGTAAACAATCTTGTTTACTTTTTAGCCGGAATTGGCTTTGGTCATATTTTATTTAATTTTATACTCTAAGTTATGCCTGATTTAACAATGTGTGAGGGTGCTGATTGTCCATTAAGGGAGACATGCTATAGATATAAAGCTACAGAAAGTGAATTTAGACAGTCATATTTCTCTGATCTGCCTTATAATAAAGAAGAAGAGAAATGTGATTATTATTTTCCAACTAAACTTATGGACAATGGGAAAAATAATACTAGAATTTGACTCTTCTGAGGAAAAAGATGATGCTAGAACAGCACTAGATGCCTATAAATGGAGAGGTGTTGCTTGGGATCTTGATCAAGAACTTAGAAAGGTTGTTAAGTATGGACGTATTGATAACAGAGAAGCTACTACAGAAGAAATTGAAGCTGCTGAAAAAATGAGAGAAGAATTAAGAAGGATCTTAGAAGATTATAACCTAAACCTAGAATGATGAGTGTAAATAAGAAAGACTACAAGATTGTAGAAGTAACACATGGTTTTCAAACCAAGTATGCTGTAAAGAAGAAAGTTTTCTGGATCTTCTGGAAAACAGTAAAGAACAATGCAGGATTTGATATAGAGTATGATACTAAGAGAGCAGCTCAGTCATATATCAATTTCCTAAAGTGACCAATTCTACAGAAATGTTAGGAAAAGTGCAGCGGATTAAGAAATTATGAGTGTTGTAGAAGAAGTCACTAGAAAAAGTATGATTATTAGACCAAGTGGGAGGAGCACTGATTACATTGCTCCTTCTTTTGGTCATGGCTGTTTGTATAACTGTACTTACTGTTATATGAAGAGACATAAGCCGGAAGGATTGACCATAGCTAAGAATACTATGGATATCCTGACAGAAATCAATTCCCATGCATTCTTTGCAGATGTAGAGAAACCAAATCAAACTGGAGATTACATTACATATGATATCAGTTGTAATGAGGACTTTGCTCTACATGCTAAGTATCATGACTGGGAAACAATCTTTAAGTTCTTTAGAGATCATCCACTTGCTATGGGTTCATTTGCTACTAAGTATGTGAATAGAGATCTACTTGCACTTAATCCTGAGGGTAAAGTTAGAATTAGATTTAGTCTAATGCCAGTTGATTTGCAGAGGGTTCTTGAACCTCATACAAGTAGTATTATTGAAAGACTCATGGCTATACCAATGTTTTTAAATGCTGGTTATGATGTGCACTTAAACTTTAGTCCTGTTATTGTACATGATAATTGGTTACAGCATTATATGAGCTTGTTTAACACTGTAGACAGAATAGCCAAAACACACGGCTGGGCTGATGATAGAGTTAAAGCTGAAGTAATCTTTTTAACTCATAATGAAGAGAAGCATAGATACAATGTGGAACACAAGTTGCCAGGTGAAGAGTTTCTTTGGACACCTAAGATACAAGAAGGTAAGATATCTCAGTATGGTGGTAGAAATGTAAGGTATGAGCATAATAGAAAGGCAGACTACATAAAACAGCTTATTCAAATACATGATGGAATCATTCCTTGGAATACCGTCAGATACATCTTTTAAAATGGAAAAGAAAATAATGGATGAAATGCTGGCATTGTCAGCAGATATTGCAAAAGAGCATTATGAATTGACAGATAATGTAGATAGAAACTTAAACTATCTGTGGTATATGTACCATAAGGGTAGTAAAGTTGGGACATTCCGTCCTTTTGTATACATGGCAGAGTTACAACTGCTGAAGAGAATGGGCTACATTAATGATGCTGAGATAAAGAACATGATTGCAATGTTAGAATCTTCAGATGAAGAGAACCTACATATGGTTACTCTATCAATTAAGAGCTTTAGAGATCTAAGAATTCTAGAACATGGTGAGTATAGTAAGGTGAACCAGGTCTATTGGAAGATTGCCAAGGACTATCCACATGAAATACTTAACCATGAAGTATTTATGCAGACAATGGCAGCTAAGTAATGGCAAATGTAGTAGTAGAACACATAGTAAAGGAAATAAGATTGGATAATAAGGACATAGAAATTATGAGTCCAAAAATTATAGCCGGTTATGTGATGTATAAGTACAAGTGTAGTCCTTATTTAGCTAAACAAATTGCTAAAAAATTAACAGATGACAGAAGGTGATTTAACAAGTCTTGGGTTTAATAAAGTAGAAATTAAACATGAAGACAGTCAAAATGGATATGATTACTACTATTATACCCTTGAGGTATTTAATGGTCTAACTCTTTGTTCAGTAGACAGTGACAGGATAGATGATGATGGTTGGGTTGTTACCAATATGGAGTGGCCCGAACAGTTTAAACTTCAAACTCCACTTGAGATTGTAAGTTTTCTTGAAAGTGTAGGCTACCAGAAGTAATAACACATTAAAGAATGAGAATATGTTTACTGTAAAATTAATTAAACGTGATGGTAAGTTAGTTTACCCTGATGATAAATCAAAATTGAACTATCAGATTTTCTTAGATAAACTATCTGATGGACAACAAGTTGAGGTGTTTATGGGACTCACATCAGATGATGGTTCTGTAGCACAATTAGCTAAAGTCCATGCTTGTATACGTGAGTTAGCCAAAGAATCCGGCTACACATTTGATGAAATGAAAACTATTATAAAGCAGCACTCTGGTCTGTGTTATGACGCAGATGGTGCTGAATACTGTAAGTCTTTTGCAGACTGTAGTAAAATGGAATTAGTACTAGCTATTGAAGCTTGTATACAAATAGGAAAGGAATTTAACATCAGTTTTTAGTCTGATCATCAGGTACATCTACCTCTACATCAGCAAACTGATTATTTTCCACGGCTTGTCTTTCTATCTCTGCTAGTAAAAGAGTTAGTGTATAGAAAGACTGCTCCCAATGAGTCATATCTTTATAGTCTTTGTCCATCAGGCCCTTAAGAACTTCTTCTTTCTTATTATCAGGGTTATCAGACACTTTAAATAAGTAGAAGAGCACACTTTTTACCATGAAGTAAAAAGACTTATTAACCTGAACTGATACAAGAGCATCATCTTTGAGCTCCTTGACTGTAATTTTAGCCATTGTAATACTTTTTAACAAATATACATGATTATGAGTAATATACTAGATATTGATGATTATAAACAAAAAATATTTAATAAACTTGAACCTAGTGGTTGGGGTAGAGTTCTTAAACCTTTTATATTTAGTTTAGAATTTGAGAAGATTCTAACTGAACTATATAGTATGTCCAATAATGGACAAAGGTTTACTCCTGTACTAAAAGATGTGTTTAGAGCATTTGAAGAATGCCCTTATGACGAATTGAAGGTTGTAATGGTTGGACAAGATCCTTATCCTACACTAGGTGTAGCAGATGGTATTGCATTTAGTTGTGGTAAATCTGAAAAAGAACAACCCTCTCTAAGGTTTATGCTTGATGAAGTACAAAAGATGTACCCATTCTATGATAGACCCTTAGACTTGAAAGTATGGGCTAATCAGGGCATACTCTTGCTTAATACAGCTCTTACAACTGAAGTTGGTAAGATTGGTAAACACTATGAAATATGGGCTCCATTTACCGCATACTTATTTGATTACTTTAAGAACTTTCACCCGGGATTAGTTTATGTCTACATGGGTAAAAAATCTCAAGAGTGGGCAGACATGTGTGGAGAAAATTGTACTAAATTTATGGTTTCACATCCTGCAAGTGCTGCATATAACGGTAGCAAGTGGGATTCTAAAGGTGTCTTTCAAGAAGTATGGACCACAGTTAAACATTTATATAATTATTCAATTCACTGGTAATGCAAGAAGTATTTAACAAACTAATAAAAGCAGGACTTAGTCCTAATGCATTCTATGTATTGTATTGTATACATAATAAGATTGTACCTAGTGATTTGGTAAATGCATCTATTGAAGTTGCCAGATTGAAATCAGGTAACTATATTACTGATGACTTGCAATTGTCAAGTAATAGTCTTATATTTATACAAGAAATTGAGAGCTATTTCAAGAAGTCTAAGAAGAAAACATCTAAAAATCTCATGGGTGATGATTTTCTAGATAACATTAAAACTTACAATGAGTGCTTCCCGGCAAGTAAATTGCCAAGTGGTGTTTATGCAAGAGTTAACGTAAAGAGTCTAGAAAATGCATTTAGATGGTTCTTTGAAACATTTGACTATTCTTGGGAGACAGTTATTCAAGCTACTGAAAAGTATGTAGAAGAGTATTCTATTAATAGGTACAACTACATGCGCAACTCACAGTATTTTATTAGAAAACAGAATACAGATAAAACCTGGGATTCTACTCTAGCAACTTATTGTGATATGATTTCACAAGATGATTATGAAGCACCTGTATTCTTTAAAGAAAAGATAGTATGATTAGATTTAAATTGTTCTTTGTTGCATTAACAGGAAGTCTTGTTTCCTGGCTGTTAGTTTATAC